CAAATCAACATGGTAAAGATTCTCCCAATCAAAATCATATAAAGTTCCAATATAAATCAGGAAGTCTTGAAAATACGGCTGCTCTAATAGATACTAAAGAGTGTATTCTAGATAAACAAGGCATAAGAGAACATGTTTGTGAAATTTTAGAAGGTGGAAAAGAAGCTTTTGAGAAAAGAGAACGCAAGTATGGATTTGTCATTTAAGTTATACATTGCCATAACAATCTTCACATTAAAGATTGTTATGGTTTAAATCAACTATTCATTATACTCAATCGTTGGTACAATAAAGTATATAGTTGCGTGATTCAATTTTCAAAGAGAAATAATTCATCTAATCAAAGTTTTGCTTAACTTTGGATGTATCAAATAATGACTCATTATATGCGTAAGAAAGAAGAAATAGAAAAAATTGCAGAATTATTTGCGAGATTTCGAGCAGAAGTAGAAAATCTAAATAGTTTAAATCTGTATGACATTAATATCCATGCGGAGAATGTAATCATTCCCATTCTAAACATTGTATATGGATTAAATCTAGTCAATATAAATAATGAAGTGAAAAATTCTTCTGCAATAGATTTAGTTGATACGGACAATAGAATAGCAATTCAAGTTACATCTACTGCTACTGGAGAGAAAATAAAGCATACAATAGATGAATTTATAAAAGGAAGGCGTTTTGAAGAATACGATAATTTGCTTATATATATTATAACCGAGAAGCAGAAAAAATATTCAGATAGTACTTTCGCTATAGCTCATAATAATGAATTAGAATTCTCAGAGAAACATATTTTAGATTATAGTGATATTCTTAAGGAAGTAAACTCTTGGATTAATATTAGCAAAATAGATTCTTTGTTACAATTGTTAAAAGAAGAGTTTTGCGAAGAAGAAATGAATAGGAGAAAGTATTTGTTAGAAAATAAGGAAACCATAAAAACAGACATATTATTTCCTAACATCCTTCAAATAGTATTACCTCAAAAGATTTATATGGGCATCACAGGAATAGATCGTGATGAAATAATCACGCAATCCTGGAGTACTCCATATAAACTTAAAAAGAAAGCTCCCATGGGGAAAGTACTCAGTAAAGCATTTGAATTATTAAAAATCCCATATAGCAGGGATTGGTTTACTTTTGAAGATAAAATCATATCTTTTAAACCTTTAGATAACAGAGATGAGCCATTAAATAAATTAATAGAAATAGGTACTGTTGAAGAATATTCAATAAATGAATTTGCAGATATTAGTTTAAAATATGAAGAAGCACTACTTCATTTGATCAATCGGTCTATAGAAGAGTTGGCTTCTTACAAAAACATACAGTGGGTAGGCAAAGACAGGTTCTTTAGATTCAAACCTATAGGGGTGCCAAGAGAACGGAAAATAACTTGGAAAAATAAGAAAACTGCAACACGAACTGTAGTTGCAGAGATATGGAATAACGAAAAAAAACAAATTCTATATTTTAGACAGCTTTCATTTAGAATCCAATCTTTTAGATCTGATGAAAAGTGGTTTATTAGCATAACACCTGGATGGTCTTTCACCTATGATGGTTATTCGAGCTGTAAGCAAGAAAGTCAATTAATTGCTCAGAAAAAGAACTTGGAAACAAATTCTGCTGTATATCAACATTTTATGTTTATATCATTTTGTCTTTCCAATAAATTAGAAGATAATGAATCTGAATATAAATACATATCATTCTCTTCACCTTTTGATTTAAAACTTAATTATACCCCTCAACATGGATATTAAATTATTAGAAGAGCCTTTATTGCAATTCGGTAAAGGAGAGTATATCTGCCCACGAACAGGTATATATAAGTATAATGTATCTGACATTAACGACATAAGACCAGATAAAATAGTTATCGGATTTATTGGACTTAGTGAAAGCATAAACATTGCTATTAGTTGGATAAAAAAGTGCCGTAATCATATTGAGTCAAAAAAAAGCAAACAACCCAATCTTTTTACAAACTTTCCAGGTTTTAATGAAACTATTGCTTTTAGAAGTGAAGTAGTTTATGATGAATCGTATATACGTAAAATCAACAACTCTGCACTTGACCAAATAAAGAGAGAAGCCAATGATATTGATCAGCTAATTATTAAAACAGTGGATCTTTATTTGGCAGAAATACATTTTCTAGCAAATAATAAAAAACCAGATGTTATTTTATGTGTATTAGATGAATCTCTAACTAAAATAATATATGGAACTAAAACAATTGAAATTGATGATGATTTTAATGAAGAAGATCCAGTAGAAATTGAGGTAAATTTCAGAAGATTACTTAAAGCTAAAGCTATGGAATATAACATTCCAATTCAAATATTTAGGGATAGAATCGCCAAGCCTTCTTCAGAAATGCAAGATGAAGCGAGCATAGCATGGAACTTTTATACTGCATTATACTACAAAGCAGGTGGCATCCCTTGGTCTTTGAAAAAAGAAAGTAGTAATATAACCTGTTTTGCTGGAATAAGTTTCTACCGTACACGAGATAAGAAAACTATTCAGACAAGTGTAGCTCAAATTTTCAATGAGCACGGTAACGGAGTTATATTAAGAGGTACACCTGTAAAAGAAGATAAAAAAGATAGACAGCCACATTTAACAGAGGTACAAGCATATAATCTTTTAAAAGAATCTTTAAGTGAATATTATAATGCGATTAAAATTTTTCCTCAACGGCTTGTTATCCACAAAAGTTCTAACTATTCAGAAGAAGAAATCGATGGATTTAAGCGAGTCGCTTCTGATATGAATATCAATTCTATAGACTTAGTAACGATCATGCCTACTAACTTCAGGTTATATAGAGATAATGACTATCCACCACTAAGGGGGACTATGTTCAGCCTTGATAAATGTCGTCATTTTTTGTATACTAGAGGATATGTTGAGTATTATGGGACGTATCCTGGTAAGTACATTCCTAATCCAATAGAAGTAAGACTATTTTCTTTTGATGAGTCCCCAGAACAGATATGCAAAGAAATATTATCTCTCACAAAAATGAATTGGAACAATACACAATTTGATAGAAAATTCCCAATCACAATTGAGTGCAGCCGGAATGTTGGAGAAATATTAAAATATGTACCCACAGACCTGAAGCCACAAATTAAATATAGCTTTTACATGTGATTCTTTTCTTTATAAAGTAACCTTTTATGATTTATTAAAAAGCATGAATAAAAAGAAATTTATCAGTAAATAATTGGGGATATCTAATTGATTAAATCGACAATGTTTTCTGTAAAGATATTATTATTAATTATACAGAATTTCTCTTCGACATAATATAGGTATAATAAACAGAAATATAGGGAGTCGTGTTTCCCGACTCCTTGTATTTCTGAGAAAGATAATTGAAAAGAAAAAGATAGATACTGAATAAAACGACTTAGGATCTGATAAGACGTCATAATTAATTAGAAATCCATAATATATTACTTCCTATATTATCTAAAAATTGACTTGACATGACTATTCATGACTATTATGGACAAAAGAATGGATTACTTGTATTATCCATGTTTCTCTTTTATTTTTGTTCAAGATTCATATATAATTTGATAAAAAGTAGAAAAACATGGAAGTATATTACATTGAAGCCGAGATCTTTGAAAACATCATGGACCGGATTGAGAATTTATCCACTCATGTGGATCACCTTTGTAAGAAGACAGAAGAGAAAAAGCTCGGTGAATGAATGGATAACCAGGATGTCTGCCTACGTCTTAACATCTCCCCACGAACTTTACAGACTCTCCGGGATACCGGAAAGTTGGCATACTCGCAAATCCAGCATAAAATCTACTACAAAGCGGAGGATGTAGAGAAACTGGTGACTTATGTCGGCCTAAAACGCAAGGAGAAAATATTGAGAGAAAAAAGAAAAACGGTTAACTTATAAAATCAGACAGACAATGGACGACATTATAACCAAAAGCAATGAACGTGTAGCCGGTTTCTTCCGCACACTGAACGAGATGCAGGTGAAAATAGAAAAAATAATAGACAACAGTCGTCCTCCACTTGGAGGAGAAAAGTTTCTAACTGACAAGGAGCTTTCCGGGTTGTTGAAAATCAGTCGCAGATGCCTACAGGATTATCGCAATCAGGGACGTATACCTTATATTCAGTTAGGTGGTAAAATCTTGTATAAAGCATCGGATATTGAAAAGCTATTGGAAGATAATTATCATAAGGCTTTGGAATAACAGAACGGGGACAGCCTTCACTGGTTGTCCCCCGTTTTTTGTCCTGTCTCTTTCTTCTTTCATGGCTACATCGCCTTGCCGGATGTCCGGTTATCATCTTTGTCTTCTTCCTCTTTCCAGCCGTTGTAACGTCCGCATTGGTAAACTCTCGGCGTCATTTTATCATCAGGCAGACTGTATTGATTCTTTGTCGTATCCGCAAGTCTGAGCAGATCCCGGTTGACCTTCTGGTTGGTTATTTCGGCATAGATTTGTGTTGTACGAATAGAGGAATGCCCCATCATCCTGCTGATGGTTTCAATGGGTACACCATTACCGAGGCAAATGAGCGTGGCAAAACTATGCCTGGCCATGTAGAAGGTCAGATGACATCCCAGTTTGCATTGTTCTTCTATCATCTTCAGGCTGCGGCACAAACTGCTGGTTGCCGGTACGAAGAAAAGTTTTCCGTCCTTTCCCTCTCCCTTGTATTTGTCGATAATGCGACTTGGAATATCGAGTAACTTGATATGGCATTCCGCCTTCGTTTTCTGACGTTCTATGTGAATCCATCTCGAACCGTCCGGTTCCGTGACGATATTCTCGGAAGTGAGGTTGGCAAGGTCAGCCCTGCCAAGTCCGGTAAACGTCGAGAACACGAACAGGTCACGTGCATGGCATAGCCGGTAAGTAGGTAACTCCACACCCGTCAGTTTGGCAAACTGTTCTCCGGTGAGATAACGATGGTTCACCGGAACGGATTCCAGCTTGTAACCGGCGAACGGATCACGCTTAATGGTTCGTTGCTTTACCGCACGACGGGCGATTTTGTGCAGGAAAATTAAGTAGTCGTTCAGTGAGACGGTTTTTAACCGGAGTACCGTGGAGAGGTAGAACTTGAAATCCTCGATCAGCTGCATGTCAAGCTGACGGAGCGGAATATCCTCTATTCCATATTTATATTGTAGGAAATTGGCGAGGTGCTTACGCCCGGTGAGATACCTTACATAAGAATGATGCGTCCGGTCCGTGTCCACCCGTCTGGCATACTCTTCATTGTGCTCATCAAACAGGGCAAGCAGGGTTTCTTTTGTCTGCGCCTTGCCGGTAAGGACATTCTTGATAAGCTCTGCGGATACGTATCCTATTTCTTCCACCTTTTCGTTATAGGCTTTCTTTGCCTTCTCTTCCAGTCCGTCCAGATGAATATTCAGTTTCCTTACCTCGTCCTTTGCTTCGGGAGGAAGGTTCTCCAGCCGTTTACCTCCCGACATGGCTCTGCCGGTTTCAGGATTCCACAAGTCCGGTTCGATCTCCAGTCCGGTGGTGTACTGGGTCATCTTCCCGTCAATGGTCACTCTTCCCATGATGGGGCATCTGCCGTTCTTCTTTGTTTTCTGGCGGTTGATGTAAAATAACAGTTTGAATGTACTACGCATAGGTCATATTATTTATCGGTTATTATTGTTCTTTTTTCACTCTTGGTCATTGGCCTTTTACTCGGGCGGTATTTCCGTCTGCTCACGTCTTTCAGAATGTGGGAGGGTTCGGAGTCGATTCCCTGCAAGGTGAATTTGTCCTCTATATTAAAACTTAATGCGGTCACGTCACGGTCTATCTTTTCCTGCGTGATTTTCGCATACCGCTGTGTCGTGGAAATATTGCGATGTCCCATTATCTTGCTGACCGTTTCAATAGGCACTCCCTGGGAGATACAGACCACGCTGGCAAATGTGTGCCGGGCCTGATGGAAGCAAAGGTTGCGGTCTATGCCGCATTGTTTGGCGATTTTCTTCAGGTGGGGATTGAAGCTCGTGTTATGCAACATCGGGAACAGTTTCCCATCCGGTGCCATTCCTTTATACTTTTCTATAATAGTGATGGCAATATCCAGCAGACGCACATTTTCGGGCGTACCTGTTTTCTGGCGTTTCGTTTCGATCCACAGACTGCCGTCATCGGCCTTGACTATATTAGATTCTCGCAGGTTGCACATGTCGCAGTAGCAGATTCCGGTGAACGCTGAAAAAAGAAACATATCACGGGTAAAGTTCCGGTTGGGCGTGTCGAATGTGGTCGTCATTAACTTTTCCAGTTCTTCACGGGTGAGGTAAAGTTGCTTCTGTTTCGGTTTCAGGGGAGTGAATTCCTTGAAAGGATTAAAAGAAAGGATGCCACGATATACCGCTGTCTGTACGATGTGCTTCAGACGTTGTACATGTCCGATGGAACTGCCGGTCTGCATCCCCTTGTCAATACGGAGGTAAAGCTCGAACGATTCGATAAACGATCCGTCCAGTGCTTTTACCGGAATATCGGACACTTTGTATTTGTCCGTAATGTATCCGGCGACATGGTGATAGGTGTTCTTGTATTGGTAGAAACTGTTTTCTTTCCGGTTCACGCCCACACGCAAGGCATATTCCTCATTGTGCTCCCGGAATAATCCCAGCAGGGTGGCTTGTGCCGTAGCGATTCCTTGAAATGTGTTTTTAATTTCCTCAGCGGTGATGTCGGCCTTCATATCCAACAGCTCGTTATACCGTTGGCGTAGAAGGAGCAGCATCTTCTCAATCTCACGGTTGGTGTAGACCGCTACTTTACTCTTGCCGGTGCAACGCTGTGAGGTGGCATTCCATAGGTTTGGATTCACTTTGAACTTGCATGCGAATTGTGCGACGGAGTTCGTTTTTCCTTTGACGGTGATACGCCCCATCAGGGGGCATAACCCTTCCGCATCCTGCCCGTTTCGTTTCAGGTAGAGCAGCACCTTGAATTCTGTTTTCATACTCTTCATTTTAGTTGCAATAATACTCCTAATTGGCTTTTGACCGGATATGAAAACTTGGGCGAAACGTTGCAACGGAACCCGGGCAAGTCGGAACCGCTGTTCCTGTCTGTCTTTCGGGCTATGTTTCTTCATTCTTCCGCAGTCTGTTAAGCATTGATATTCAGCGTTTATCCTCGTCTAAAATAGGTAACGACTTGGTAGCTGAACCGCTTCTATATTTTGCCTTTTTCCCTCTTTCGCTAAAGATGCGATATTGAGCAAATCTATTATAATTCAACGGTTTACGTTTCACTTGCTGCGGTTGTTACTTGGATGCGATTGGGGTGGTTTGTTGCTTCACCGGATTAGCCTTTATCGATGTATACAACCTAAAAAGTGAACATATCATTGAAGATGCGAAAGGACGGAAATGGATTCACAAACAACGCCAGAAAACGGATGTCGAATTCTTTGTTCCACTATTGGAACTGCCATTGGCGTTAATTGAGAAATACAAGGATCACGCTTTATGCAAACAGTCAGGAAAGGTACTTCCTGTGTTTGCCAACCAAAAAATGAATTCCTACATCAAGGAAATAGCTGATTTTTGTGGCATCAAAAAGCATCTGACAATGCACATAGCCAGATACACATTTGCCACAACCGTCACCCTGGCCAATAACATCAAACTCGAAAACGTATCTAAAATGCTGGGGCATACAACGACCCGTATGACGGAGCATTACGCCCATGTACTCAATGAATCCTTGGCTAATGATATGGATAAACTTTCAGGGATAATATCTCAATAAATGAAATTAAAAGACGAGTTCCACCTACTTTCTCGAGTTTTTGGAACTCTTCGACTGTTTATCAAAATATTCCGATAATGGTCAACGGTTAAAAACAGAGCGTTTCACTTGAGACTATTCACGTTGGGCTACCACCGTGGCACTATTCTGGCAGCCCTTTTCAATTCAACAGTAATAGAACTGTGCAATAAATTATTCTTATTTATACTAAACTTCTAATTCGTTTTTTCTTTTAAAATAATAAATAACAAAGTTATCATCTTTTCCGTTAGTCACAATCCAATTATTAAAATCCTCATTTGAATTTAGCATTTTAATGTATTTTTTCATTTTCAATCATTCCATATAATCTCCAAATTAATGAAGACCGTTGAAACAAAATCAATGCATTTACATACTCCATATTATCAACATATTTTCAGAACTTCTCCGAAACCGCTTGTTTACAGTTTTTTGATCCGTCCCGCCCATATTTTCATTTATAATTCCTATCTTTGCTCGAAGAATGGACATTCCTTAACTGAACTATCAGATTTACTAATTAAAAACTACCCGCAAATAAAGCTAACCGCACGATAGAGTGAACTTTGTTAGATTATAGGACGCAAAATGGAACTAAAGTACGTAAAACTATACCTGCTATGTATTCCGGTGGGTATCTTAACCGGAATCGTAACTATACCTTATCATTATTTGTTAGGTAAGGCATCTGACCTGCGACACCTTCTGTTTAATTCCGAGGTAAACTGGTGGATGCATCTTTTGGCTATATTTTTAATGTGGGTTATGGGATTAATCATACATTATGGTGTTAAAAAATGCCGTTCCATTTCCGGTAGCGGTATTCCACAAGTAGAAGGAGCCATTTATGGGAGATTCCAAATAAATCGCCCGTTTAAAGCGCTTGTTTTAAAATTCACAGGAGGTCTGGCAAGTATAGGGATGGGATTATCGCTCGGACGCGAGGGTCCTTCCGTTCAAATGGGCGCATTCGTGGCCCGCATAATAGGAAAATGGACTCATGCATCCGTCTCGGAACAACGTTATCTTTATACGGGTGGGGCAAGCGCAGGGCTCTCGTCAGCCTTTATCGCTCCTTTGGCTTCATCGATATTTATCGTGGAAGAACTGGAGAAATTCGATTCTGTGAAAATAATCATTACCTCACTTCTGGCATCGACTATAGCCGGGACAATGGCCGGTTGGGCATTCCCCGGAAACCTGTATGCACCGATCAACACCTCCTATCCTTCCGAACTTAGCATTGTCGGAATTACCTTGGCATTCATTTTATTTTCCTTGCTATTATCCTTGGTTGGAAAGCTCTTTAACAACTGTCTACTTTATTTCCAGCAGAAATACAGCCAAATACAAATGTCGGTATATTTAAAAGTGCTGTCAGTGGTTATTGTAACTTATATCATAGGTTATTTCTTTTCAGATTTGATTGCAGGTGGTGAAGATTTTCTTCTCAAACAAGCAGACACTACGGCATATACAGGTATACTGTTTCTTTGTGGCATCATCCTGCTTAAGCTATTGTTCACAGCACTCAGCTATTCAACGGGCTTTCCGGGAGGCATCTTCCTGCCATTGCTCGTCATCGGAGGACTGACAGGAAAGGTATTCGCACTTATACTTATCCGGCAAGGTTTTCTTTCAGCAGAACATTGCGGTTTCTTTATGGCTATTGGTATGGCTGCAGCATTCACAGCTGTCGTACGTTCTCCGGTTACAGGCATTATCCTGCTTTTGGAAATGACCCATAAGTTTGAATTGCTTATTCCAATGACAATTGTTGTAGGAATCACTTACTTTATCAGCGATATCGCAGGAGTAAGACCAATATATGACCAGCTTTATTTACGTTTACTGCCCAAAGAAAAAGAAGATTCAAATTCCCGGCACACCCTCTCATTCGAAGTAAATGCTGACTCATACATGCAAGGGAAAAAAATAGAAGACATTATTTTGCCCAAAGATTGTAAAATAGAGAATGTCGTACGAGAAGGAACTCACTTGCCTTTACATAATACTGTCACTCAACCGAAAGACCGGGTAGATATCAGCCTTCCATCATGTGAACTGGAAAAACTATACCGCACATTCAGGAACATGGCGAATGAATAATAGTACCAGCATTTTGAGTTGTTCCGTTTATTGGTGAAAACTGCGGAAAAAGTTCAATTGACTAATTGCCAATAAGTAAAGAGTAGAAAGCAAGATAACAGGTAACGAATTAGTAACGCAACTCCGGTTTAAGTTGGCTTTTTAATGGTTTCACCTGACTTCGCCCCGGTCATTCAATTACGTTTAAAACCCTTATCCACAACCTTCTTTCTCTATTCTTCCCTCAGTCTCAATTTTAATTCCTATCTTTGGACACAAACAACACGCTTCAAAGAAACAGTTATGAATATCAGAACCTTATTAATTTTAGTATTGCTATCCTGGGGGATAAATGCCAATGCACAGGAAAATTCCACAAATGATGATATCATCATACAGACATTTCCGGATTACAGCCGGAAGTCTAACACAACGGCCAGAAGCGCGGAAGAACAGAAGGTTATGGAATTAGTCGAGCAATACATATCGAACACTCTGCATGAATATAAAACAAAGCCAATGTATTACCTGAAAATAAAAAAATCGGAATGCCATATAATAGTCCGCATAAACGACATACCGGTATACGAGGATTTTTCCGATTACGACTGCAATTATGATGATTATGACGGTACATTATATCCTGTCAATAGCTGTCTGCCACGCAGCGGAAAACAAACATTTAGCGTAGAGATATATCCCACCGGCCAACAAGACCATATCTCAGATGACAGTTCTGTAAGCCTCAAAATATACCATTGTCCCGACATAGATAAACCGGAAGCTGAAACCAACTTGATTGAAGAACTGAAATTACCCGATAATATAGGTACACAAAAGCTGAAATATTATACCGCTTCGGCAACTTTTGAGGCATCGCTGCCTTTTGATTACAGTGATAAACTCACCAAGGCCCGTGACCTGACACAAATACCCGACTTAGAAGAAAAGGTACTAAAGCAATATAATAAGATACGGCAATATTTAGTGGACTGTAACGAATTGGCCTATCAGACACAGTACCTCAGTCATATCATTCCTTACATGGACATGCGTTATAACAGCCGGCAAGAAATAATAGATAAATTTTGTTATACGGAAATGTTTGATAAAACATCAGTCAATAGGAAAGTTGCGCCCATTACAGATTTTGAAATGGTGATTTGCGGGAATGGTAAACTGGTCATGCTACGAAATAAATCGGAAAAGAATAGTGTATTGCAGATAAAGTCCGACATAATCAATGAAGACGGATGGAGCATACCTAACAATATAATCATACCTATTATACTATATATACCCGAAAACAGTGATAAACTGGAAATATACATGTGACAACAGGCCTATAGATGATGGATATTTTTAAATATGATCGTGTTTACATCAATTTCAGAGGATGCTTATGGTAGACACAGAGAGTTTGTTAAAAAAATATTCAAAGTTGATGAGACGTAAACATAATCCCAAATAGTTTATGAACAGATAGAATTAATCAACTGAAGATATACTAATATAGATAGTAAAACGATGAAAAAACTATTTTTAGCGTACATGGGACTAATAATGCTTAGCGGGTGCTGGTCATTTCAAAATAAACAAACGGAGACAGATTCACAAACAGAGAGTAAAGCTGGTAAAGCTAATATTAGCGTTTTAAACTCCGACACAAATAATCATGTGAGTGAAGCGAATAGTGATGAACCTAAATTATTTGTGAATGAAACAGATTGGAAAGGTTTAAAATGCGAGAAATATTCGGAGGATGATGGATACACGACCATTCAGAAGTGCATTTTTCCAGACGCTAATATGACACAAGTGTATGATGTCATTAAGCGAATCAATGAGAATCTGAAAGATACACTACCACAAAAAGACATAGAATACATTTCTGAAGTGGATAAATATATCAAGGTTTGCTATAAGTACAAAACAACAAATGACCTCTTAATAGAAATAGACTACCAAGGAGGGGTTACCTGTTTTGAAATTATGCAGAAGGATAAAAGTATTATCACCAGAATAACTTATGCGGCTGATTAGATAGCTTAACTGTGAGTTATAATTTTAGATGCAAAAAAACAATCAAAATGAGTATTAAAGTATATGATAAAGCAAGGGGTACATTTGCTTGGAGATTATGGCATGAGCCTGATTCGGACAAAAGTGGCTGTACAAAAGAAAAAGATAAAGCAATAGAACTTAGATTAATAAATCAACCGGAGAATTTAAATTTATTATATGAAGATGAACATAATTATATAATAGATGATGCTTCTTTAATGAATGATAATAATTCCTGAAAATAAATAGTATGAAAGTAAATATGCTGTTTGCATCAATTGCATTATGTTTGGCTATTCATTGCTTTGGAGGCAGTAAAATTTCTTCAGATACACAACCTCAGAAATCAGTAATACAGTCAAAAGACACTGTTGTTAATGTGTCTGAACGTTTTGCTATTTTGTATAAAAAATATGATAAAGATTTTAAGTTATGGTATAATCCATATATCATACGTCTTAAAGAGAGAGATACCGTTAAAATAGCAGAATTCTCGTATGAAAATGGAGGTGAATTGGATCTGCGTATCTCTCCGAGTAAAAGATTTGTTGTGCTGGATAATATTATAAAAGGTTATGTAGAAGACGGGGATGAAAAAATATTGCATGAAAATTATCTGTGTGATATAATAGACCTTGAACAAAGTATTGTTGTTGGCAGTATGCAAACACATTGTGGAGGAGAGTGGGATGAAGATGACAGGTGGGTTGATGGAGGTGAAATTATCTTTGATGGCAGTTTGTTGAAGAAGAAATAGATATAGTTGATAACTCTGAGTACAATAATTTTCCGGAAAGCGAAATCCGAGAAATTGTTCATGAGCTAACTGATAAGCTTGTCTTCTACAATATCAAGATTAAGAAAATGATTGACTTATCAAATAATAAGAGGAATTTTGGATGGAGCGATTCTCGTGAACATAAACTTCCCGGAAGGACATCGACTTTAGATGTTAAGCATCTTGATGACCACGCTGGCCATTTGCACTACCAAGGCTACAATAAAGATATAACCATACTAAAAAAGATATAACGATGAAAAAATTACTATTACTCGTCCTTTGCGGGCTTTTTTGTGTCGTCGATGTCATGCCGCAGAAAACCATTGGATTTGAATCGCTTGTCATCGAAAAAAGCGGCGCCGTAAATATCTATTGGGAAAAAAACAAGAAGAACAGTAAGTCCAAAACGCTGGATGGAAACTACCGGATCCTCTTTAAGACTTACCACATGACCGGAAAATTCACGAAAGGTTTTCCCATTGATACCCTGCGTGCCTATACGAACACTCCGGACGGGATGGAAACGGCAGAGGACGGAATACTGCTCCTCGAATACGTGTACGACAAGGCTGGGCACCAGCACGGTATGCAACGGCTTTTCTACAAGGACAACGAACAAATAAAGTCCGAACACCCATATGTCCACGGTATACTCGAAGGAACCGCCCGAGAATGGCACCCGAACGGAAACCTGAAAAGCTGCGTGGAAATGAACAATGGAAAAATCAACGGAATCTCCTTCGGTTGGGACGAAGAAGGAAATCCTCTGTCGGAATGGCACTATACGGACGGGGAGCGTGACGGGGTGTGCCGCATGTGGATATATACCGACGACGGTGAAACATTTGTCAATGAAGAACACTACAAAAACGGTCTGCAGGCAGACAGTACCTGCTATTACCGTATAAACCCTGACGCATCAAAGACGTTGCGCTGCCGCACAACCTACGCCGGAAAGGGCAGTGCGGTGAAGTTCGAATCGTTTGACGGCGACACATATTCCGTCAGGGAGATGGAGGATGGCAAAGACCGGCTATGGACCCAGTACATACTTGGAAGGCTGTCCGCCAGAGAAGAATACAAAGATGGGAAACCCCATGGAGAGTCGATTATATACTATCCAGGAACCGACAAACGATGGAAAATCTCTATGTTCGACCAGGGGGAACTGCTCTGGCAAAAGGAATACTCCATTGACGGAAAGCTGATAGATTCCAAAGGCTTGGAGCAAACACAGGAAAAGACACAGTAAATATGAATATAAACATGAAGAATATAAATATGAATTTGAGGAAACTCCGGCTTTTTTCTGCCGCTGTTTGCCTTGCCCGCTTTGGCACAGCCACAGGTGGCGGAAGAATACCTGCAATCGCGCAAGGAGGAAGTCATTGGACGATGAACAACCTGTTGCATGGCTACGCGGGGGGAATGCCCGGTTGCCTCACCAAAAGACTGAATGAGCAAAGTGCCCGGTTAGATACCATGGCACAGTGTTCCAAGAAGGAAATCGCCCTTGCCAAATACTATACAGGTTGTTATTACTACGGTCATGGTGATGATTCGGCCACGTTCCCGTGGTTTTCCAGAGCCGCACAATTCGGGCAACCGGATGCGCAGTTCAACATCGGGTTGAGCTACGAACATGGATTCTTGGGCCAGATGGAAAATCTGAAACAAGCCATCGATTGGTATTCCAAAGCCACCGCGCAAGGAAGCAGTCAGGCCATGCTCAACCTGGATGCCATCTATGATGAAGGCAAATTTGTAGAACGAAACGTAGAGAAAGCCATCGGATATACCGGGGTCATATTAACTTTTTGTACACAAAGAGTGTGATGTATCATTCCTTGCCTTTAATAATAAAAGCTTCTACAAATAAAAACAAGTTATGAAAATAAAAATACTTATAGGTATAACATTATTAAATTTTGGATTTACCAACTATATAAATGCACAATCGCCCAAAGAAAATATAGTTATAAATACAGATTCGACACCTCACAAAAACACATCCGATTCCATACCGGTCACAGGCTGGTATCTTATAGAGGATAATTTGGGAAACGATTACAAAAGAATAAGTTCCGATTACAGGCATAATACAATCGATTCAATTCCTATCGTAGACGCTACACATATTAAAGAAGTAAAAGTAGGGGAAGACGAAGAATATCTGTTTTTTATGGCCGTAAAGTTTGATGATACCGGAATATCGGCATGGACAAAAGCTACTCAAGAATACAAAAACAGAAAAATAGCCTTTGTAGTAAACGGCACTATAAAAGATACTTATCCGGATATCCGGTATATCTGGGTAAATACAGAGTATGAAATCACCTTCTATTTACCGGGTAATCCTTCCGAAGAGCAATACAGGCATTTTGGAGAAACCTTATGCAAAGATGCCGGTATTGCCATTGAAGTAGGGAAATATGAAAATGAATTACCCCCGATGTTTGTTTCTTTGGAAGATTAACTTTATCGTCCATTTATAATGAATGCTTCAAGTAATATAATTACGCGGATACGCAAATTAGCAAACCAAGATTTTCGTATCAACAGCCCTTATGGAGAATCAATTTTGATATTTATGAAACATAACGGAGTTGCAAGTATTAATAGCACGACGGAAAGTACTAAGAAAATTACACTTTCAGTACATAATGGCGGGGATGTGCCCCTCCGGTACATTGAAAGAGAAAAATAAGTGCATCTCCCTGTCCACCGACAAGAAGATGCACTAACATAAACAAACAATATTCTACCTTCACAGGCAGTTGAATCCATCAGACCACCTTCATAAGCAGAGATGGCAAAGGTTATGGATTCTTAAAATGATTGCTTCACAGCAATCATCGAGTTATAAACACTGTATTCTATTATTTTCTGTTTTAGTTTTGATCATCTTCTTTAAAAAGTCCGTATTTCTTCACCGGTTCAGAGAGTTTCGGGATCAAGGTTCGCCAGGAATTTCATTTGGACGTCCATATCCACCGCACCGGGCAATAGCCGCACCGCTTGTTCTTCATTCCCCAGACATGCCTGAAGAATAGCTTGCATGTATTTGCTTTCGGCTATCCAGGTGGATTTC